GCCAGGTGAGGTACAGAAACAGTGGTCACTAGTACTAGAAGTAGAAGAATCAGTGGTCGATGTAGTGAATGGAACGGTGTAATCTGAAGGTTTAACCCAATCTTGAGCGACTGGATCAAAGATATGATCATCATCTTCTGCTTGGGCAATGTAATCATTGCAAGCCTGATCAACACTAGCCGAATCTCGTTCGTACTGACAGTACTTATCGGCTATAGAAGTTAAGAACTCCCTAAAGCCCATAGGTTCAGAAATTCGAACTTCACCACTAGCCATACGATCATGATAAGAAAAACTAAGGTGTCCAAAATCATCATTAGGATAGTATTGCTTCACTAAATGGGCATTAACTGCCCCATTCTTCATGACTTTAGGGTCAGCAACTACTTTTACTAGAGCATCTCTCCTACGACGGTAGGCATTAATATCAGCAAAATTAGTTACAACAACATGATCTTGATGAGCAGTATTAGAAGTAGTAATAATCATTTTGGAAACACAGATATCTCCTTTCTGCCCACAAATTGGGTCATTAAGAGAAGCTTGTTCTATAAAAGTCAAACCGGGTGATTTGAGCTGAACAATATATTGAGTAAACAAATCTGGTGTAAGATTAAACCCAATATCGTCAAACAACATAAAGGGTTGTCCAGCATACCCGGAAAAGTACGACTGTTTTAATGGAACATTATAAATGTTATTCTCATTTTGGGCCATAGGCATTATATACCCTAATTTCATAAGGTAATCAGCAACTATCTTAACTATGGTAGTCTTACCAACTCCTGCTATCCCGAATAGGGCTAAGCAAAAAGGTGGGTGAGTAGAAACTTGAGTAATTCTAGCAGATAGTGTAGTAACAATAGTAGAAAGAGTCGAAACGAGATGGTTATCAGCAGCACTCCTTCCTTTAATAAAGGTAGAGTGCTCAGATAAAAGATTTTTAGCTTCCATCCAGTCACTATGAGCTTGAGGTCCATATATAAATGCCAAGCGCCGAGAACGATATCTATCACATAGCTTATCAGCTCTCTTACGCCACTTAGCAAATTGATCTTCCGCAACTAACATGTGAGACAACATCTCAGTGAAAGCACACGGAAAAAGAGCCAAAGTCTCAGCCGTACCAGCTTTCAACTTTGAAGCACCACCTAAGGCGGCACCAGTGAGTGAGCAGATAGCCAACATCTGACGAGTGGAAAAATTCTTTTCTGGGCAGAGTTGTGAAACTCCATGTCCCATAAGTAATAGTCCACCTAAGAAACCAGCGTCAGAAATAGGTTCAGCTTGGTGCTCGTAGTAATCAATTGCGAGACTAATAGCCCAACCAGTGGTTAAAATCCCAGTGGCCATCGCCGGAAGATCCAAATAATAGTAAACTATAAAGGCAACAACTGAGCCACAAACTCCCCAAAGCCAAGTTCTAATGGACTCTCTCAGAGTATCCCTCATACTTTCGACTAAACTTGTAGTTAAGAAATCTACAGCCTTCTTGGCTATACTACGTA